AGCGGAATGCAGCGGTGTTGCCGTTAAGGTCTGCAAGTGCTTTGTCAGTCTCGCTGTAGGCTTCCAACATACCGCATGCGTCGGTTACCTGAGCGGTTGTGCTCTTGGTTGGTTGTACTCCACCGTATAGCTTGCGCCATGTTGGAGTGGGTAGGCCAGTACGAACCGTAGTTCTGTGACCGGTTGGTAGGTTACCTTCGAGCCAAACCATGTCATCTAAGACTTCGTTGGTCTGTGAAAGTAGTTCTGCAATCGCATCGATATTTCCTTCTGGATCGAGGCGTTTGGTTACATCCAATAGTGTTGGATGAATAGCACTTAATGTCGCCATGTTTTACTCCTTGCTAGAGTTGATTTGGGAAGAGGCGTTTGGCTGGATCTCGCTCCGAACTCGTCGGTTGATTTCCACTCACAAATCGATCCTCACTGATAGCTTTTCCAGCTCGATAGAAAACCCGCACTACTTCTGGGTGACTACCTAAGCCGGTTTGATTGAGCAACTCAGTCAAAGCTGGAGTACCAAACGTATCTAGTGCTTTTCGTGCAATACCAAGGTTTGCGTTGAGGTCTGCCCCACCGTATTCCTTGTCACTGCTGACCGCCGCTGTCCATTCTTCTCGGAACTTCGTCATCATTTCCTGAGAACGTTGGTGCATCGCGGGTGCCATCTTGTCGATCACCTTCTGTGCTTGGTCTTGTGACAGATTTAATTCTTTCGCGATTGCACCGAAGTTTTCTATTGCCGCAGAATCGATTTCCAATCCTTCCGGAACTTTGAACGCTTCGTACTGTTCAGGAGCTTTCGCTACCTGATCGCTAGAGGATTTCTCTGCCTCGTTTGCTTGAGTTTGCTCTTGTGGTTTCGCAGCCAATACCGTTTCCGGTGCAGACTGTTCAGCCACCTCAGATGCGTCGTTCTGGGCTTCAGGGGTCGTTGCGCCCGTTTCTTCCGTCATCACTGTTTCTGTTGCTTGCATTGTTGGCTTCCTTCACCATGGTTGGATAAAGTTCTGGGCAGAGCGTATGAATGAGCATTAAGGTTCTTAATCCTTCGTTACGATTGCCTTCGCTAAATGCCATAGACATAGCGTTGGTATTGAACGACAGACGAAAAACACCAGCTCGATCCAGAAGACGCCAAATCACACGACGCCCTCGCTTGCTGCTCATGAGCCATTTCAAGTCCCCGTTCTCGGTTTCGCGGGCAAGACGATCTTGCAACTCTTCATCTGCCGCATGTTGTTCTTGACCACGAAGGTCGAGTGGGTCATATCCGCTCATGCACGGACAATAAATTAGGAGTTAGTAGATAGGTGCACCCTAAGCTGGTGCGCCATATCCACTAAACATATTGATCACATCACTTCCAGCGTTTGATTCGTTACCTTGAGTTGGTATTCGTCCGAGCTTCTGTAATGTTTCAGCACCTTGCGCCATCTGTGCAGCTTGCATCTGTTGTTGCTGTGCTTGAGCACGTGCTTGTCGGATTTGTTCAACTTGACTATCGGGTGCGATCAATCGTGGATCAACACCCAACATGTCTGAGTACATATCTGCCCACTCATCCACGTTAAACTTGTCCAGTACTTCTGGCTTCATGTTTGCCACAGCACCCAAGTTGCCAACGAATCGGTCTACAGAATTTGTACCAACTGCTTTCTGTGCTTGTGAGAGCATGGATACAAACTCGACATTGATGTCTTCACCTTGCATCTCAATCGGTGGCTCAGGAACAATGCCAGCTTCAAGCATGCGCATGAAGGTCATCTCAATGAGAGGATCAAGTAACTCGTTGTGAAGTCTTTCTAACACTGGACCAAGCATCAATAGCTTCTCTTCATGACGCTCAGCAATCTCAGTTGCTGTCATGCGACCCATATCGCTATTGGCTAGCATCAAGAATAGGTCTGCGTAGAACGAACCACTGATCCGCCCTCTTACATCTTCAATGTCTTGTAATAGGTATTGCAGATTGAGGTTCACTTCAAACGCTGTACGGATGCCACTATTCTGTGTGGTTGTATCAACATATGTGATACCACCCGGTAGCGAATTGATACCTTGGTTCTTCAGTGCGGTTGGCACCTGCATCGGTGGCTTGGTTTGATAGTCAATACCTTGAGCCTTGCGCAACTGCTCATGTTGTAGCTGTTTAATATCACCGAGTGACTCCATTGCTGGAGACAAACCATAGATATCTGCTGAACCACCGGAGACATGCCATCGAGGTGCGACTACAGGAAAGTAGTTGTAGCCAGACTCTCGTAAGAACTTGTCGTTATCTCGTGCATGCTCAAAGTAGCAAGACTTATACGGCATGTTCTTGTCGTCTTTCTTACCGTATTCACGCGTCATGTTAGGTTGTATCGCGTGAATCACAGTAACCCACGAATCCCAAGAACCTCGATCGTGTAGGTTTTTTACTGCCTGACTAACATTCTCTTCACCAAACTCTGCAACGACCTGATGTACGGTCATCTCGATCTCACGATAAAGCGTATCGACACGCCCTCTTCCATCGGTTGCGATGGCGTACTCACCAATCGTTAATGGATGATGGTGAATCACTTTGTCGTAATCGGGAGTAACAACAGATACGGCAGTACCAAACGCACCTAACTCTTCATACATCGTGTGGAGCGCACGATAGGTATTGGATCGAGAAAATACGTTAAGCATTTGCCGAGTGACATTGTGTAGCCACAACTTAACGGCATCGGAGTCCATTAAATCTTCATTTTGTGTAGCCAATCTAAACCATGGTCTAGCCGGACTCGTCATTCCAGCCATCATGCCAGCGGCTAGAACTCTGAGACTTCGAGTGGCAGTGTTGTCATAGATATTGTTATGACGCTTCCCACCATCATTGACCTTCTTCGTAAAGAATCGACCACTTCTCGGTAGTAGATAGTCTGATATCTCACGCCAATGAGAATCCCAAGTAGACCGCTCGTTCTTGAGCGAAGTCCACCGCTTTAAATAATCTTTGTGCGTCGTCATCGACTATCCCCTGAAGAATTAAGCTCCCAGTACCGTGTTACGTGCAAGGTTGAGGTTTGCCATATCGACACCTTGTGGTGATGTGAGGTAGGTGCCACCTGTACCTTGTGGTCCTTGCTGACGCATACGACCAAGTATTCCAGCAACATCAGCTCGCTTTGGATTGGCAGCGTTTAATGCTTCGTCCTGTCTCTTGATAGTTTGCTTAGCCATAGCAACGTTCTCGGCCTGTGCTTTCTTTTGATTCTCTAATGACTCTTTCGCATTGTCGTTCTGTGCTTTCAGTGTTCCTGCACCAAGACCAACAGCAACCGCAGTAGCGGCTGTTGCACCCAATCCATAAGCAGCTCCGCCTACAACGGCGGCTGTAACGGCTCCAGACATACTTACTCTCCTTCTATTAGATTGACGCTTTGTGGTTGACGAGACATCAACCGATCTGCCTCATCCGTAAATTCGTTTTCAGCTTCTTCCACACTGCTCGCATCGGTAGCGAACAACATCGTGATGTACGTATCGTCATAAGCGTAGTACGCAGTCTTTCGGTTGAGGCTTGCTGGGATGACGTTGTATCCCTGTACAACCTCACTCGTCTCACCCATCGTGACGATGCAGTTACCTTGAATAATTAAAAGCGTTGGTATCTTGATCAACGCTCCTGTTAACGCAACTCCACGTGGAATCATGATGGTTCGTGCATAGACCCCAGCATGAAAGTTGTGCTTTGTATCTATTGGGACTTGAGGTGCTTTGATTAACTCACTCTCAAGCTCCGTAATCTTGTGGATCGCCACATCGGACATATCCACCAATTGAAAACTATCTCCACGATTCCACATCAACTGAGTTTCTTCGCAAAGATCATGTTGGTATTCGTGAACCCACGTCTTGCCAACACTTGAGCAAATCTTGTCTGTGCTCCAGCACTCACAAAGAGCGCCTTTGCACCTTCTTTAGTAGCGTAATCTTGCATAGCCTTTAGTAGCTCTAATCCCGCTCCTGTATTGCGATGCTCGCTTCTGACAAACACACTCTCGACCGTTGCGATTAAGCAGCTGTAATGTGGATTACGAGTGATGAGCAAATTAGCAAAGCCAATCTGACTCTCACCTTTAAACGCACCGAACACGGCTGCAATCCCAATCGAGTCAAAGTACCGATACATGTCGTAGTCGGGACAGAACTCAGGCATCACATCTAAACTAGATTCCTCAGCGTACTCATCGATCAGCGTTTTACGATCAGGATGGTTAATCCACTCGTAAGCATCTAAGCGACGAATCGTTAAGGTTTCCATACCGTCGCAGACTACGACCTCTCGTTGTAGATAGGTGCACCCCTACCCGATATGTTCATAAGGGTCGTACTCTTTAGTTGGCTTGTAGACGGGTGCTCTAACTTGTTTGGCGACCGGCTGAGAGTATGTGAGAGCTAGTGCATCGGCTAAGTCTGGTGATCCCGTATCAGGCAATCGTTTACGGATATCGTCTTTGCTTTCTAGCTTGATACGATTTGATGCGTCGTACTTATAGGTCGGTGTAGCGAGTTCGAGCTTGAGTGAGTTGTCATTCGGTATCGATAAGCCAGAACGAACCGCATCAGCCATCAATGACCATATCTCCGTTCTCTTGTTGTGATATCGATCATCGATTGCTTTGCCACCAAAGTTCAACTCGATGACGTCAT